AGATCCAATGTCTAACATGCACAAACTACCTCATCATTTAGTAAAAGATTATGCAGAACAAGATGTTAACTTAACATTAAAACTGTGGGAGCTATTTGAAAAAAAACTAGACGAAGTATTATACACAAAAATTAAAGCAGATGGAAGTAAAGAATTTAAAACATGTAGAAAAATATTTGAATTAGAAACTAAATTATTCCCTTGTTTGGTTGACATGAAGTTTAAAGGCGTTAAAATAGATGTCGAAAAAGCTAAGGTACTTGGAAAACTTTTAGAAAAACGTAGAGATAATTTATTAAAGATTATTAAAAAACATACTGATGTGGATATAGAAATATGGGCCGCTTCTTCTATTAAAGCTTTGTTAGAACATCAGAAAATTACAGATTACGAAAAAACAAAAGATAGGAAGAAAAAATTAAAAGGTAAAGATGGTAAAAATATTCTTGATGAGAAGGGTGAACCTAAAACAGAATTAGTTCCATCAACAACCCCTAAACTTCCGAAAGATTATTTAAAGACTCACAAGAATCGTTTCTTAAGAATGATTGTAAAAGCAAGAGAATGTGACAAAGCTAAAAATACTTTTGTTGAAGGCTTACTAGATTTTGTTCATGAAGGCAGAATACATGCAGACATCAATCAAATTAGATCGGATCAAGGTGGAACGGTTACTGGAAGATTCTCAATGTCTAATCCTAACTTACAACAAATTCCATCTAAAGGAATTATTGGTAAAAAGATGAGAGAACTTTTTATACCTGATGAAGGTTGTACGTGGGGTTCATTTGATTATAGTCAACAAGAGCCACGTATAGTGGTCCATTACGCCTTAACCCTTTACCCTTATAAAGATCCAGATAGTGAGATGCCTAATAACTTAAGAGAAAGTTTAGCCAAGATTGAAGAGTCTTATAAAACATTAGATGTAGACTTTCATCGGGTTGTTGCAGACATGGCTCACATATCACGGACCATGGCCAAGACAATTAACCTGGGACTCTTCTATGGTATGGGTAAAATAAAATTAGCTAGTGAATTGAATTTAACTAAAGCTCAAGCTAGTGTTTTGTTTAATACTTATCATGAGAAAGCTCCGTTTGTTAAAAAGTTATCTCAGGATTTGATTGAGTTTGCAGAAGATAATAAACTATTATTCACATTGGGAGATAGATTTTGTAGGTTTAATAAGTGGGAAACTAAAGACAGATCATGGAATAATGCGATTAATAGATATGAACCTGTCCCTATATTAACAGAAGAGAATGCAAAGATAGCTTTTAAAGCTGAGTTATTAGATAAATATAAAGATCACATAGCTGATAATTATATGGGCGACTTTACTAAACATTATAAACCGGCATTTACTTACAAAGCTTTGAACAGATTAATTCAGGGTAGTGCGGCAGATATGACTAAGAAAGCTATGGTAGACTTATATGAGCAGGGAATTTTACCACAGATACAGATACATGATGAGTTGTGTCTGTCTATTGATAGCGGAGAGACTGCTAAAATAGTAAAAGAAACTATGGAAAAGGCCATCCTTCTTAAAGTCCCTAACAAAGTAAATTACAAAAAAGGTAAAAACTGGGGCTCTATTAAATAACACTTACTTAAATGTAAATGTTGTTGTATAATACTTTTTAAAAAATAGGAGTTATTATGTTAATATATGGAAAAACACCCAACGATTACTTAGAACTAGCTAAAGCACATAAAAAAGAAACAGCTATAGCAGCCATTATAGTAATTGCCGTCTTATATTGTATATTTTAATATACACCTCGCAATAGAACTGCGCTAAATAATAAAATTATTGTAAAGAGGTACTAGGTAAAAATGAGAAAACAATTAAATTTAAGTCAAAAAACAGGGATTCAATTCTCTTTGAGTTTTTTAATACAAATTTTAGGGACTGTTGTTCTTGCTGTATGGGGTTATTCTCAATTAGATGCAAGGATTAGTTCAGTGCATAATTCAGTTGTAATGCACAATGAAAAACTAAATGCTATTGAAACAGATTTAAAAGAAAATCAAGACAAACCTATTCCTTCAGACCATGTTCAAAATACAACTCTATTTGCACATGAAAGAGAATTAAGAGAATTAAAAACAAGACTTGGAGTTTTGGAGGCTCGTTTATATGACGAGAAAAATAATTAATGGATTTAAAGAAAAACAAAAATGAATGTAAGAAATGTGGCCACAAGTGTCATTGTTTAGAAGAACTTCATACTGATATATATGGAGTTTGTACTTGCGATACTTGCGAGTGCAGTGATCCTAAAAATGCTGGCGAGGAATGTTTGTCATGTCAATAGCAGATCTATTAAAAAAGAATTTTGTATTAATCCCGGTGATAGCCTCTGTGCTGTTCGGGACATTTACAGGCGTTAAGTACATAGTTAATCTAACAGATACCATCAACCAATCAGAAGTTCATATTGTTAATCTTGAAAGAGATTTAACTGTAGCTCAAGATAAAATTGCAGAAATGAATACAAGACTGTCATCGGCGGAAGCTACGTGGCAGATGGCAGAGAATTTATATAGAACTTTAGCTGACCAAGTTAGAGAACATAGTTATGATATTAAGGATTTAAGTAGATAAGGATTTATGAATGGAGATTTGCAGGATGGATTACAGATTTACAGCACTACTTATTTTAATGCTAACTCTACTAGCATTGTTTGGTGGACCAGCTCATAGTAGAAACGAATATCTTCAAAGTTCTGATGAAAGATGTGGTGAAATTGAGACGAGAGTTACTCAAAGTGTAAGTGAAGATCAACAACTACAAGCATTGGATCGTAATTTTAATAATGGTAGTCGTTATTTATCCTTTAGTTATAGAAAATATTTAGGTGTAGACTGTAAGACAGGAAAAGAAAATAGAAAAATTAAACAACAATTAGAGCTAATGAAGATGTGTGGTAGGGTTAATAGCAATCCATCATTAGCATATAATGAAAATTTTAATTTATTAGTTTCTAAATGTAGAGGGGTTACTCCAACAAGTGTTGATAACAGACCAGAAGATTCAGGAAGTGCTTGGGATGGTTTGAAAGATGAATATAAAAAAGAAAATCCAGATGTAAATTTAATGGGTGATAAATTTATAGATGGTAAAAAGAAATTAAAAATACCTAAATATTTAACAGATGGCAATATTGTATTACCACTACCTAAACCAGAATGAACTATATTTTAATACTATGGGTGTGTTCAGCAATTACTAATACTTGTCTTGCACCTCCTATACATCAAACTTTACCCTATAAAACTCACTATGAATGCGTTAAGGCCGGATATGGAGATAGTTTTAAATTGGTAGAAACAATGGGGGAAGAAATAATAGAGAGTAAAAGACTTTTTGTAGCCTTTAATTGTAGACCTGAAACAACTATTTAGATGATTGATAGATTTATATATAGGTTATGTGATATACTAGATCACTATACAGACTGGATAAATAAAATATTTGAGCCTAAACCAAGGAAAAAGAGAAAAAAATGAAAATATCAGATAAAACTACAATCGGAATGCCTATCAAAAACATGGTTAGTATCATGGCAGCGGTAGCTGTAGGTGTTTGGGGATACTTTGAACTGACAGCTAGATTAACGAGCTTAGAGACTTCACGTGAATTGTTTCAAGCAGACTTACTTAAGAAAAGTGAACAACTGCCCACGGACCAGGAACAATTTATGTTGATAGAAAATTTATATAAAGTTACAGAAAAATTAGAGCTAACTCAAGAGCAAAATATGACTAACAAAGTTAACATAGAATTTTTAAGAGATCAATTAGATAAAGCACTAATAGATGTAGAAAAATTAAAAGATAAAGTTAGACAAAATGGTAATGGTAATCATGATTGAGGTAGTTGTTGCTTTATTAATGATTATTAATGGTGAAATTAAAGAACATAGAATACAACCAGCAATGTCAGATTGTTTGAAGGGTAAAAGAATAGCGATGCGTTCTAATAATTCTAAAAATGTTGAATATCAATGTATTAAATCTAAAGCAGAAACAGAGATTTATTTAGGTGAAAAAAGTATAAAAAAGCTTATACTAGAGTAATGAAAAATCAAAAACCTTTTAAATTTCAAGCAGAAATTGTAAACGGCCAGTGTCCTACTTGTAATTCAATTACAACATTAGTAGGCTTAGCACATGATTTCTTTAGATGTATGAGTTGTGGTTCAGATTTAGAGCAACATGTTAATGGTAAAATAAGTTATCTACCTATTATGGCAAGACGTGATGATGGTGGAGTACCTTTTGTTAAAGGTTGGAAATAGTGCCATTTAAATCCGATAAACAAAGACGATTTTTATTTGCAGAGAAACCTGATGTTGCAGCAAAATTTGCTAGAGATTCTAAAAGTACCGGTGGTAAAATGGAAAAACATAAAAAACAGCACAGTGCCAAGCACATAAAAGTAATGAAAACTGCAATAAAAAAAGGTAGTACTTTCACAGCTGCACACAAAAAAGCTATGAAAAAAGTTGGCGTTTAATGGCCAAAAGATCAAAGCACGCGGAACACGCGCCTCGTGAGCAACACAGAAAACGGCCTAGAACACACAAAAAATCCTTAAATAAGGCAGAAAAAAGGCAAAAAAAAAATAAAAAATATAAAGGCCAAGGTAGAGGTTGACAAATATCATTTAGTATCCTATATATAGAACATGAAAGAAAAAACAGTAACTATAACAAGCAAAAACATAAGTCAAAAGCAGTGGAGTAATCTATTGTTGGAGCTTAATTTAATTAAAACTGCATGGAAAAATTATGCAAAGTTAGAAATGCAGGCCCCCGGCTTAAAAAAAATAATAGCCTCTGGTCAGAAAACCAATGAGGTAAATAAAGAATAGTAATTAATACTTGACTATGTGGGAGTTTTCCTATATAGATATTATAACAAAGGAAAGAAAATATGACTGATATAACAAAATATAGAAATGTATCATTAAAACATGAAACATATAAAAAATTGACAGCAATATCTAAGATATTATTACCGGATACAAAGCTATCAATTAGTAAAACCATAGAATCAATTGCAAATGAGAAAGCAAAGAAATTAAATGGCAAACTTAAAAAAGCGTAGACATAGTGCAATCTGTAATGATTGTAATGGAAATGGTTACAAACAGTTCCATTTAGAAGAAGGAAGAGAACATGTGGTCTTACAATGTGAGACCTGTGACTCGGAAGGGGAAATTTATGTGGATGAGTCCGAAATTGTTGAGTTTTATGTTGATGATGATACTGTTACAGGTAATGTTGGTAAGTTGCACTAGGGATTTACAACCAAACCCTTACACAACTATACTAAAACATATGATGAAAGGAAATAATGAATAGTAATTATAGACTAGACATGTCTTATATTGCCGGACTGTTTGATGCTAAGGGTACTATTAGCACTAGCAAGTCTTCAATTTTAGGTAAAGTTTGGAAAATGGAAATGACTATGACAGATAAAAATGTTATGGAATTAGTACATGAAACTTTAAAGCGCGGTGAGTTACGTGAAAAAAAAATAATGGGTAAAAAACATTGGCGTTGGTTATGTCGTAATCAAGATTGTCTTTTTGTTGCTAAAGAATTATGGGCCCATACCATTATTAAATTACATAAAATAGAACAAATAATAGATCACTACCAACCAGAAATTCAAGACGTTGATGATAATTTAGTAGATTTAAATTTAGAAAGAGAGAAAAGAAAATGATTAACGATACTGTAATATTATATGGAAAAACAAAATTACCGGCTGATGATTGTAAAGTAATTTTTAAAGATAAGTTTAAAAAAGAGCATATTATAGAAATATCCAGGCTTATTCAAGTCTTTAATAATAACATTTGGAATCATAAGAGGAGTGTTAAATGATAAGTGAATATAAAAAAGAAAAAGGTAGAATTGAAAAATTTGCTGACCAATGGTGTAGAGATAATAATTACTCTGTAAGAAGGTCCGATTATAAAACTGAAGCCATGAGCCGACCTTACAAAGGTACATGGTGGGGAAGAAATAAAAATGTATAAACCTTTACCAAACGGATTATTTATTAAAGAATCAAACATTCAGGGCCAGGGATTATTTACAACAAGAGATTTAACAAGGGGTTGTGACCTAGGAACCTCTCATCTTAGAATCGATGAATCTGGAGTTAATTCTATTAATAAAGAAGAAAATAAAAATATATTTATTAGAACTCCTTTAGGAGGTTTTATAAACCATAGTAATACTCCCAACTGCAGCAGAAAGAGAATTAAAGTCAAACCTGGTTTTGATAAATGGGACGTTATCGTTGTTGAAAACATAGCAGCAGGCGATGAGTTAACTTTAAAATATACTATGTACAACCCAGAAGGAGAATAAATGTTAAACCAATATTATATTAATTATTTTTCAAAGTCAGATGGTAAAAAAATAAGACGACCTTATGATCCAAACTCTGAAAAACAACATGAGTTTATTGCAGGAAGCGGTAAGCTTTGTAAACGATACTGGGACACCAGTAAAAAAGGTCTAAGGACCGCTAATGCACCTTGGAGTATAACAATTAAAAAATGATGACTAAAAAGGACATCGCAGAATATAACAAACTAATTAAGGAATTAGAGAAACAAAGCAAAGAAAAGTTATATGGTCAAAAAGAGAATGAAGAATTAGAAGAGTCTTACAAAGAATCAGTCAAACAAACAAAGGAACGACAGGGTAAAGGACCTTTGGATTCTTTTAGCAAGGACTTAAAAAATAGTATTAAAAAAAAGGGAACGTGATGATAAAAAGTAAATGGGATGGTAGGTCTAGACCCCCAGATGATGTTTATAGAAAAAATTGGAATGATATTTTTAATACCAATCCTGTTGCGAAAGAAGTTAGAACTCCTAAGTTTAAATCACAAGTGATTACGAGTAAAAAAAAATACGATAGAAAAAACATAACAAAAGAGGAACAAGATGATAAAAAAAAGTAACAAATACAAGTATATACAAGGAAAACAGCTCACGGACCCCGGATCAGGGACGAGGATGTATGAGATCAGTAATTATAGACTACCATCGGTGACGACGGTACTCGGTGCTACAAAAAATCAAGATTTTATAAAAAAGTGGAAAGCTAAAGTTGGTGAAGCCAACGCAGAACGAATAAAAAATCATAGTGCAAGTCGGGGAACTGCTATGCACAAGTTCTTAGAGCATCATGTACTTGGAACCAACATTATTGATTTAACACCCATAGGTCAAGAAGCACGGCCCATGGCCGATAAGATTATTGAAGTAGGACTTACACCGGTAGATGAATATTATGGTTCGGAAGTAATGTTACACTATCCAGGTTTATACGCAGGCGCTACAGATCTTATTTGCTCTCATAATGGTATGGAAACTGTCGTCGATTTTAAGCAAAGTAATAGACCGAAGAAAGAAGAATGGATTCAAGATTACTATTTACAAATTTCTGCATACGCAATGGCACACGATTATGTTTATGGGTCACAAATTAAACAAGGCGTTATAATGATTTGTACTCCAGATCTTTATTATCAAGAGTTTAAAATTGAAGGCAATCAATTAAGGAAATGTAAACATGAGTTTCTAAAACGAGTAGATATGTATAATGAGTTACAAGAAAAAAAGAAAATAAAAACAACATCAGAGGAATCACAGGAACAATTAGAGCCTATTACTAGCCCTATGTCAGATGAGTAATATATGTATAATTTTATAGAAACTTACAAAATGGATACTATTCTATGTGATAATCTAATTGAATATCACAAAAAAAATACAGAATATAAAAATATTGGTCTTATAAGTGGTGGAAAAATTGACAAAAAAATAAAAGATTCCACAGATAGTTCTTTTTATAATAATTCTAATAACCAACATATAAAAGATTTTTTTAACGGATTGACTAAGAAACTGGCAATCTATAGGGAAAAGTATGGAATGAAAGAAAGCATTAATACTTCTTTATGTAATAATATTCAACATTATAAACCAAATGCCGGATATCCTGTTTTACATTATGAAAGAGGAGAAACTAAACGTGCAATGTCAAGACAACTGGTTTACATGTTATATTTAAATACAGTTACGGATAAAGGAGGAACTAGATTCCCCTATCAAAAAATAACAACTCCAGCTATTAAAGGAAATTTAATTTTATGGCCTGCTGAATTTACACATCCACATCAGGGTATTATATCTCCAACTCAAGAAAAATATATTGCAACAGGGTGGTTTGATATTGTATAAAAAAAAGGAGGAGCAATATGAACTGTTGGCACTGTAAAAACGAATTGATATGGGGCGGAGACCATGATATTGAAGCGGAGAATGAAGATTATGATATGGCCACGAATCTATCGTGTCCTAAGTGTCATAGTGTAGTGGATGTCTATCATCCATCGAAGAAACTTTTGAAAGAATATGAAGAGTCTGATAAAGATGAGAAAAGAATTAAAAAAATAAGTAAAGATTATATAAAGGAGCGAGATGATAAAAAGTAATCTCAATTTGGCAAAAAAATATAAAACTCGTTATCATCATCTTGATACTAATGAAGTTTTAGAAAAATCTCACTATTTAAAAAATGGAAAAGATACAACAGGCCAAATTTATTATTTAATTGGTAAAGATAATTGGGTTATTAAAGTTGATGTTCCGGAATATAGAGAGCATATAAAAAATAAATCATCTTGTTTAGAAGGATTTCTAGGTATTATAAAAAGAACAATAACAAATAGACAAAAAAACTTAGCAAAAAAAGGTAGATTTTTAATTGGTCGTAATGAATTTGAAGACGGGTATGGTTGTTATGATAAAATTATAGCTCATTATAATAAACAAGTGGAACAATATGGACCCTTTTGTCCTATTACGGGTCAAGAATTTACTTTTAAAAGAAATAATGAAAAAAAGGAGAAGGGTATCAATCCTAGAATTTCATCTAATATATCTCCTGATCGAATGTTAAATCCTATACATTATACGGAACAAAATTTATTATTTACAACTAATGGATGGAATTTGTTAAGAGGAGATTTTTCTTTAGAAGATATGAATATTTATATGCCTAAACCTTTTTTTAAAAATTATACAAGAATACTGTTAGAAAGATTTCCTGATCAAATATACAAGATTAATGAGTTAGAGAACGGGGAGGAGCACCCTCAAGAGAGACGATAGGCTCTTTAGCTGTTAGGATGGGCTTCTTACCCCTTTTCATCACACGTCCTAGCAGCACCTATCATTATTCATACATCACGGATCACGGGCCATGGAACACGGATCATGGACCAGGGTCGGTAGGGTCGGTAGGGTCGGTATTTGAAATAAGTTTGAATTGTGTTTCAATTGTGGCAAAATTAAGGCAGATTAAGGCAGAATCTAGGTGTCGCGATAGTGTCGCGATGTTCATTTTACGCCATTCTAGGTGTCGCGATAGGTGTCGCGATTTGCTCAAAAGTGTCGCGATTGTTGGGATTGTAGACAGAATGTCGCACTTTTGGGGGATAGATTAGAATCATTCTAATGTATCGCGACACTTACCTTGAAAAAAATGGCGTTAAATTAACCATCGCGATACCCGCGACACCATCGCGATACCCTAGGTGTCGCGATGGTTTGGTCAATTGAACGGCTTATACCAATGCTTTTAGGAGTACTTGCGACATATTATCGTCATCGCGACACCTTCCCAGATTTTTTAGCGCAAATAAAAAAAAAAAATATAAAATACCCTTTTAGGTATCGCGATCCTATCTTGCCTTATTTCGGACACAATTGGGGTACAGAAAACTGTGATATATATATCACTAAAAAACCAATATCCTCTTCTAGAGTTTTGGTATATACAGAAAATATGCAAAAGAGAAAAACAAAAAAGAGATCAAAAAGAAGAATTAAAAACAAAAAAACAATTCCTCTTGATGTTAAATCTTTAGGAACTGATATTTCTAAATATCCTTTTGTAGAAATAGAATGGGCGGATATCGAGGGCGATGCGGGCTGGAGTTCTACTAAGTCATTAAACAAGTCAAAACTACCTACATGTGTGTCTAAAGGGTATTTGTTAAGTCAGAAAAAAGGTATTACTAGAATTTTTTGTGATTATATTAAAACTAAAGATAAAGAAACTTTTGAAGACATTGGTAATACAACTATAATTCCAACATCAGTGATTCAATCTATTCGGAAGATTCACTAGATGGTTTCGGCTTTACAACCTCTTCTGGACTCTCCTCTTCAATCGCATCAACAGTCTTCATGTTCAAAATTGGAGCGTAATCGTCTAAGATCTTTTTCATTTTTAGTTCTATTTCCTCTTCTGATAGGTCTTCTAATTTCCCATGTTTTATTATTTTTCTGTCTATGTATAGTCCTGCTGCCTTGCCTCGAGATACTTCAGCGTTTACAGCAGAAGAGAAGCTACCTTTCTTCAAAGCTGCCGATTTAATTCTATCTAATTCAGCTAAATGTTTATCGTAAGTCACTTCATGCTTAGCTAACCTTTCCTGTTTAAGAGAATCTACATATTGGACTACTAATGGGGATAACTTTGGGTTTAATAGTTCTGAGCCTTCTTGCCTACATCTTTTATGACTGTAGCCTGCTAGCTTAGCTGCATCTGATTGAGATACTGGTCCTTCTACATCACCAAATACTACGAACTCGGCAAATCTTTTTTGCATTTCGGTTAATCTTTTTGGAACTCCCATGTTGACATTTTAAGGTAACTTTGATATAAAGTCAAGATATGAAAGACAATTTTAGACCAAGCGCTGCACAACCTAATCCACCTAAAGATAAACGTACATATACTAAATACAAAGAACATGGAGAAGATATGAGTCATGAAAATGAAAGAATACATACGCCAAATGAACCTAAAGAAGATAGAGGAACGTTGGATTTAACATTTCTTATTGAAGAACATAAAAGAGAAATTTGGGAGTATAAAAAAAAAGAATCCGATTGGATTAAGACTGATAATATATTACAAGGTTCTAAAAAAATTATAGATGAGTTAAGCACTAAGTTAGTGGGGTTAGCCAGACGTATTCAAGAGTTAGAATATGACAATGCTACTTACAAAAAAGAAATAGAAAAAATGCTTGCAGAAAAAACTAAATGAGAGTAAGAGACCTTCAACAATTTTTATCTACATTTACTGCTAAAGATAAGAGTACTACAAAGCAAGGTAATGCCATCAGTGATGCTGTTATCTTTGTTGAAATTAATGGATATTTAGAAGAGATTAAAAAAATGGAAGTTTACGAAAACAATCAACTTATATTTGGAGAGAAGAAAAATCATCATTCTCATCGTTTAGTTTTGAAAACTAAGCAAGACCAAAAGATAATTATTCCCGATAAATTACGTGACTCAGTGTAGTATTAGCGTGTCATGGTTACTCTAAAAAACATATGGGCCCTGAGGCTAAATTCTATCAGAAAATCAAAAGAAATTTTAGTGAATTTTCTCTCACAAGGGTTGAAAACCTTAGCTCTCTCGGTCATCCTGATATACTGG